GCGGTTCAACCATTATCTGTACCGGCAACAGCATCACAGTCGTTCCCAATGCTAGATTACATGGATCAGGTATTGCAGAAGCGTTCAGGTGTTACATCTACAAGCCAAGGTATAGATCCTAACATTCTACAAAACACCACAGCCACAGCGATTGCAGCAATGCAACAAGCAGGCTCTGGTCGTATAGAGATGATTGCTAGAATCTTTGCCGATACAGGTGTAAAAGACTTATTCGCAGGTATTTTCCACTTGATCCTAAAGTATCAGGACAAGCCAAGGGTCATTCGTTTACGAGGCAAGTATGTCTCTATTGACCCAAGAGAGTGGAAGAACAATTACGATGTAACAGTCAATGTTGGTCTAGGCACAGGTAGCCAAGATCAGAAGATGGCTATGGCAGCGATGGTTATGCAAAAACAAGAGCAGATTCTGACAACCCAAGGCTTTGCTAATCCGTTAGTAAGCGTGGGTCAGTATCGCAATACACTTGGTAAGTTTATCGAGGCAGCAGGGTACAAAGACTCAATGGAATTCTTTAAAGAGATTCCACCAGAGTTAGACCAACAACTATCTCAGCCACAGCCACAACAGCCAATGCCTAATCCAGCGATGGATGCGCTAATGGCACAGACACAAGCACAGATCGAAGTAGATCGTGCCAAAGCTCTAAACGACATCGAAATCGCTAAAGCAAAAGCACAAGCCTCTATCCAACTCGAAAGAGAGAAGGCAGCAGCTAACCTAGAACTCAAGACAGCAGAGTTCCAAGCAGAGGCACAGTTGAAAGCAGCCCAAGTTGGTGCTAAATTAACTGGGGATGTCAGGATACCTGGATGAACAAAGTAGATAGAGCTAAAACATTATTAGGTGATGAGTTTTTCCAAGAGTTGTTACAGACTCAGAAAGACTCATTCAAGTCGTATATCTTTAGTTCTGCCGAGCATGATGTAGAAGGCAGAGAAAAAGCCTTAGTAAAACTAAAGGCACTAGAGGAATTTGAAGCATCTATTCAATCAATCGCACACAATGGCGAAATTGAAAAGAAGCGTGTAAAGGTTTTTTAACAACCATAGAGGTCAAAAATGAGTGAAAACACCAACCCACAAGGGAGTGTAGACAATTCTGTATCAGGTGCAGCTAATGCATTTATGTCTTTTCTTGAACCACAAGCGGAGGAGGCGAAAGCCCAACCAGAACCTAGTGAGGCAGAGTATTCTGCCGAGTCCGAGGAGCAAGATGTAAGTGCAGAAGAAGCTGAAAGCCAAGAAGAAGAAGTAGAGGAACTCCCCAAATACCGAGTTAAAGTCTCTGGTGAAGAAGTGGAAGTTAGCCTTGATGAACTTTTGAATGGTTACAGTAGGACTGCCGATTATCAGAAGAAAACCCAATCTTTAGCGGAACAACGAAAGGCTGTAGAGGCTGATCGAGTAAAGATTGAGGAAGCAGCAAAGACCAGAGAAACCTATGCCCAACGACTCCAAGTCATCGAGCAACTGTTACAACAGCAAAACCAAGGAGAAGATCTGTCTAATTTAAAGGCAGAAGATCCTATTGCTTACGCAGTCGCTATGGCAGAGAAGATGGAACGAGAGAAGCAGTTGCAAGCGGTGCAGATGGAAAGACAGCGAGTTCAGCAAGAACAGCAGTCTTATACGCAAGCACAGTTGCAAAAGCATATCCAAGCAGAACAGGCAAAACTTGTAGAGGCTATCCCAGAGTTTAAGGATGATGTGAAAGCCGAAGTAATCCGTAGAGACATACGCAATTATGCAAAGGCTCAAGGATTTACCGATCAAGAGTTGTCTCAGGTTTACGATAGTCGCGCTGTACTAGCCCTCTATAAAGCAGCACAGTACGATAAGTTGATGGCAGGCAAAGGTGTTACTTCTAAGAAAGTAGCCAATGCTCCTAAGACGATTCGACCAGGAACATCTAATCCGCAGAGTTCTGATAATGAAACATTTAAAAAAGAGAGAGCCGTATTACGCCAATCTGGCAATAAAAAAGATGCGGTTCGTTTATTTGAACGATTTTTATAAAGGAATTAAATCATGGCAGCATATGATCGCTACACCGCTATTGGTGCGCGTGAGGACTTAACCGATGTTATTTATGACATCAGCCCTACCGACACCCCAATCATGTCATCCATTGGCAAAACCAAAGCAACATCGGTAAACCATGAGTGGCAAACGGATGCTCTTGCAGCAGCTACTACTGGTAACGCATTAGTAGAAGGTGCAACAGCTACCGAAGGTACTATCACCCCAACAACTCGCCTTGGCAACCTTACACAGATCGTTGGTAAGACTGTTATGGTTTCTGGTACTCTCTTGGCTTCTGACCTTGCTGGTCGTAAGTCTGAGATGGCTTACCAATTGGCTAAAGCATCAGCCGAAATCAAGCGCGACATCGAGACCATCATCACCGCTAACCAAGCTCAAGCAGCAGGAACTTCTGGTTCAACCCCTCGTAAGATGAGTTCGTTGTTGTCTTTCATCAAGACAAACACAAACAAGTCTGCTGGTACAACTGCTGGTGTTGACCCAACCACAATCGGTGTATCAGTCCGTACCGATGGTACAACTCGCACCTTTACTGAGACCATCCTCAAGGATGTAATCAGCAAAGTGTTCGTAAGTGGCGGCACACCTTCTGTATTAGTTGTTAGCCCTGCTCTCAAGCAGACAGTATCAGGCTTTACTGGCTTGGCTGCACAACGCTATCAAGTACCTACGAATGGTCAAGCAACCATCCTAGCCGGTGCTGATTTATATCAGTCCGACTTTGGTGTATTGCAGATTGTTCCTAACCGCTTTATGCGTACTCGTGATGCCCTCGTACTCGATCCTGAGTATGCAGCATTGGCTTACTTGCGCCCATTCCAGACCAATGATATTGCTAAAGTTGGCGATGCTGACAAGAAGCAAATCTTGGCTGAATTGACCTTGGAAGTTCGCAACGAAGCTGCTCATGGTGGCGCATTCGACTTATCTGCTTGATATTAGGTAGATAATAAGTAGAATAGAGGGTAGACAAAATCTACCCTCTTTTCTATGATCGTTTACATTATGGGAGGTCTGGGCAACCAGATGTTCCAATACGCAGCAGGATACGCAGTAGCTAAGACACTAGGAGAAACCCTAGAGTTGAACACTACTTTTTATCAAGACAACAAAAACAGACAATATGAACTAGGGGTTTTCCCTATATCGTTTCATGTAACAAATAATGTTGCAGAGCAGATACAGGAAAAACAGCATAGTTACCAAGAGATCACCAAATCAGGAATGATGGTGGGATATTGGCAAAGTGAGAAATACTTTGACTTTGTAGAAGATGAGATCCGCAAGGAGTTTTATCTACCCAAGGCAGAGATAGACGAGAACATGGTGGCAGTAACAGTCCGCAGAGGCGATTATTTGAGCCTACCAGATGTTTTCGTACAGTTGGATGAGGCTTACTATAGGGAGGCTAGAAAGAACTTCCCTAACAGCGTTTTTGTGGTTTTCTCCGATGACCCTGAGTGGTGTGCAGAGAACCTAGAATGGGCTGATATGGTCATGCCTTGTAACAATCCTGTGCAAGATTTAGCGTTGCTTTCTTCCTTTAAAAACCATATCATAGCGAATAGCTCGTATGGTTGGTGGGGTGCTTGGCTTGCTAAAGGAAACAAAGTAGTAGCACCAAAAAAGTGGTTCACCAATGGGCTAGACGATAGCGATATTATTCCTGAAAGGTGGATCAAACTGTGAAGAAATATTTAGAAACTGTAGATGGCGAGATTCGTACAGCATTATCGGATGGCGATGGTGGGATTATTATCCACTCCCAGACCGATTTAACGGATTTTGCAGAGCATACAAAAGCGCAGTACAACAATAATCCTGGCAAAACAGGATGGTCAGGCGAAGTGTTTGACCCAAAGAACAAGATAGCAGAATTACCCCTAGCAATTATTAATGATCTGAACGCTAAAGGCATTATGCGTGGCTTTCATATCCAAGATCCTAAAGCTCTCAAGAAATGGCTAAATGACCCTGAAAACAGGGTATTTAGGACAAGAGGGGGTGAGGTATGAGAATCGCTATTTGTATCCCTGCTAGAGGGCAAATGGAGGTCGCTACAGCGTTTGATTTGGTGGCGATGTGTGCTTATACCATTAAGACCACAAAACACGATATAGACCTGTTTACGAGTGCTGGAACGCTAATATTCGATCAGCGTAATAGCTTGGTAAAAATAGCCTTAGAAATAAAGGCAGACTATCTACTATTTGTAGATGCTGATATGAGGTTTCCAAAAGATACCTTAAAGATTTTAATGGCTCACGATAAAGATATTATCGGGGTCAACGCAACTACACGATCTGAGCCTGTTAAACCGACAGCTAAAAACTTTATTGTTAATCAAGATCAATCAGTAGATTGGCTGCCGATCTATTCCAACGCAATGTCAGGAATCAGTAAAGCTGATGGCATTGGCTGTGGAGTAATGTTGGTTAAGACCAAAGTGTTTAAAGCAATGGAAGAACCCTACTTCTACTTTGAACAACTTGGTAATAACAAAATACTAGGTGAGGATATTTACTTCTGCATTAAGGCAAAAGACGAAGGATTTGATACTTGGGTGGATCACGATCTATCGAAAGGCATCCGGCACATCGGGCAGTATGTCTATGGCTGGGATAACATCGAAATACCAAAAGAGTAAGAGAGATTATGGCTTATACAAACTTTACCGATCTCAAAGCATCGGTGGCTAACTACTTAGGTCGATCTGACCTAACATCGGTTATCCCCGACTTTATTAGCTTTGCAGAGCTACGCATGGCAAGAGACCTACGCACTCGGCAGATGTTGAAGTCAGCTACCGCGCTAACAGTAAGTGGTGATGGAAAAGTAGCCTTACCTACAGATTTTTTAGAAATTCGTGATTTGCACATACAAGGCAATCCAAGATACCCAATTACCTATATGTCTCCTAGTACATTTACTAGGGATGCTCCGGCAGACGAGAGTGGCAAACCAATTTATTACACGATCCTGGCAAGCGAGTTTGAGTTAGCACCACAGCCAGATACAGCGTATACATTGGAGATCCTCTACTATGCTAAACCTACTGTATTGTCTACTGGTAATGCAAGCAATGTATTTCTTGCTAATTATCCAGATGCTCTCCTCTATGCCTCGCTTTTAGAAGCAGAGCCATACTTAATTAACGATGCAAGAAGTCAGACATGGGCAACCCTGTACGACAGAGCAATTAAAAACATATCCGATGCAGATCAAAATGGCGAGTATTCGGGTGTTCCATTACAAATGCGCGTAACCTCACGATAAGGAAATATCATGGCTGAAATGTCAAACTACCTAGAGAATGCACTTATTAATGCAACTCTACGAGCAACAACCTTTACCTCTCCTACAACAGTTTATGTTGGTCTCTATACAGCAGATCCAACCGATGCTGGATCAGGTACAGAGGTAAGCGGTGGATCGTATGCTCGCCAATCAGCTACATTTGGTGCGCCTAGCAACGGAGTATCTACCACGACTGCTGACATTACATTCCCACAATGTACTTCTACATGGGGAACAGTCAGCCACATTGGAATCTTAGATGCACTTACTACCGGCAACCTTTTGTATCATACAGCCCTAGATGCATCCAAGACCATAGAAACAGGTGATTTGTTTAAGATTGCATCGGGAAGTCTGACAGTAACATTGGCGTAATATGCCAGCAGATTACTGTGGCGCGTTCTCGATTGATAGTATCGATCAGTTTGGAACGCTAGAGCAAATACTTGTTTCGTTTGATGATCCAATATGGAACTCACCTAACACTTGTATTCTGTATGGTGATGGTTCGGTAACAGCTAACGCTAGTGCATCAGCCAATGGTATTAGAACAAGACAGGGTGCAGGATCAGTAACTGCTAATGGCACAGTCGTATCTAACGCAGTAAGAATCAGAACCTCATCAGGATCTATAACAGCAAACGGCACAGTAACTGCAAATGGTTTCGCAGTCCGTAGCGGATCAGGATCAGTCGTAGCACAAGGAACAGTAAATGCAAACGCAATCAGAACTAGAACAAGCTCTGGATCTGTTAGCTGTGTGGCAACGATCCTCGCTAATGGATATGGAATATTTGGTGGATCAGGTTCTGTCAGCGCAATTGGTACAGTATCGGCAGTCGCTATTAGGACTAGAACAGGCTCTGGCTCTATTTCAGCCACAGGCACAGCAGTCGCAAAAGGAATCAGAGAAAGACTAGGAACAGGCAGTATTACAGCAACGGCTACAGTTAGTGCTGTTGGTGGTGTTGAATACAAAGGTACAGGTGCAATAGAGTGTTTTGCGACAGTTACAGCAAGCCCTGTAGCCATTTATGGTGCAGTAGCAACAGTCAACGGAATAACCTTAGTTAATTGCTTTGGCAGAGTCTTAGGCGATAACTGGACAGACGAAACAGCAGGAACAGAGGCTTGGACAGGTGTATCACCTAGTGCGACAGTATGGACTGTTGCATCGGCAGGCTCAGAGACTTGGACAGGAACAACACCAACAGTAACAACTTGGTCAAATATATCTAGCGGAAACTCACAATGGCAATAAGTAGAATAACTTTCGGGGAGTGGACTCCAGATCAGCCAGGTCTAGCCAATGGATTACAAAGGGCAGAAAATGTCTTTTCTAAAGCTGTAGGCTATGGTGCTATCAATGCAGCCGAGGACTATTCGGCAGCAGCATCCGAGAACCTAAACAATGTAGTCGCTGCTAAAACGACAGCAGGCGCAACCACAGTATTTGCTGGTGGTGCTACCAAGTTATTTAAGTTAGACACTACAGACCTATCTTTAGATTCTGTAGTCAAAGCTAGTAAGACAATTAGCAATGTAGCAAAGACAACTCAAGTGGTAACGATTACAACATCGGCAGTACATGGTTATTCTGTGGGTGATTCTGTTACTGTAACAGCCGTTACAAATGTTGCAGTTAATGGAACTTTTACTATTACTACAGTCCCAACAACTACAACTTTCACCTATGCTCAAACTGGTGGAAATATTGGTACGACTGCTGATACAGGCACAGTAACCTTTTTATATACAACTCCCACAAATCAGCGTTGGAGATTTACCCAGTTTGGTAATGTGTTAGTTGCAGCGAATGGTGGTAACAGGCTACAGGGATACAATGTAAACTCAAGTTCTACATTCCAAGACTTAGCCTCCGATGCTCCTCAATCTAGGTATGTAACAGTAGTTAGAGACTTTGTAGTGTCAGGCTATGTAAATAGCTCTACTGTATATCCAAACAGGGTGCAATGGTCAGCGTTAGGAGACGAATCCTCTTGGGCTAATTCTGCAACGACACAGGCAGACTTCCAGGATATTCCCGATGGTGGCTCTGTAGTCGGTCTTACAGGTGGCGAGTATGGTCTAGTCTTTATGGATCGTTCTATCCATCGGATGTCGTATATCGGTAGTCCTTTGGTGTTTCAGTTCGATAACATCAGCAGAAACCAAGGGTGCTACGAGGCAAACTCCATTATTCAGTATGGTGGCACATCGTTCTTCTTATCAGATGATGGCTTTTATGCCTGCGATGGACAGCAGATTATTCCGATTGGGAACGAAAAGGTTAATCGGTATTTTTGGTCAGATGTAGATGATGGTGCAATAAACCTAATGTCGGCTGCGGTAGATCCATTTAGAAAACTTGTTATTTGGGCGTATGCCTCTCAGTCATCTGCAACTGTAGATAAATTACTTATCTACAATTATCAGACAAACAAGTGGACAAGCGGTACGACAGATGCAAGCCGAGTAGCTTCTTCTTCTACACCATCCTTTACATTAGATGGTATGGATGTATTTGGCAACCTAGAACAGATTTTGTCTAGTTTTGATGACAGAGTATGGTTAGGTGGAAAAATGCAGTTTGCCGGTGTAAGAAATACCAAGATTGTTACTTTCTCAGGTGCAAACAATACAGCCTACATTGAGACAGGCGATATTGAGATGCCAGGCACAACTGCTGCTATTACTCTTGCTAAACCGATTGTAGATGGTGGCTCTGGTAGCGTTGCATTATTCTCTCGTAGGCTTTTAAGCGAACAAGTCATATTTGGTTCACAGACAGCAGCAGATGCCGAAAATAGAGTATCTTTGCGTGGTGTTGGAAGGTATCATCGTCTACAATTAACTCCTACAGGTCAATGGACTAATACAGTAGGGATTGATGTAGAAATGAACCCGTTAGGAACTAGATAATGTTTCGAGTGTTGCCTCCGTTTGGAGCAGATCAGCGCGGTGTTGCCGAGGTAGTCAATGGCATTATGAATGGCAAAACCAACAATACAGGGTCTATAACTTTAGCGACAGGTGGTGCATCCACCACTACTATTACAGATGCTCGTATTGGTGTAGATTCTGTTATTTTGTTGATGCCTACAGACGATGTATCATCTACAGCATATTACCCTTATTTGGCAGTACAAGACGATACAGACCAAGCAGCAACGACAACGACAGCAGTAAACATCATGTCGTTCTCTACAACTGATTATGCGTTAGGAGCAAGTCTTGTAGACAGCACAAAGTTAAAAGTAGATTACGCAGGACTCTATAACATTCAGTTCTCGGCTCAGTTAATCAATACAACCAACGATGTGCAAGAAGTTAGCATTTGGTTCAGAAAAAATGGATCAGATGTTGTAGGTAGTAATAGCGAGTTTGGTGTTCCACAGAGAAAATCTACAGGAACTTCTAGCCGAGTAATTGCAGGATTAAATTATTTTCTTGCATTGCAAAAAGATGATTATGTGCAGTTAGCGTGGAGTCCAAGCAACATTGGTGTAAGCCTAGAGCAATTCCCTACACAGACAACACCAACAAGACCTGCAACACCTAGTGTTATAGCAACAGTTAGTTATCTGTCATCAAACGGATACACAAGCAATTTATTTACAAGACCTTATATATCAGCAGTAACCAACGGAAGTGCCACTATTAGCCATCCAGCTAATACAGTATCAGGCATGACTCATAAATACATCATCGTAGGATAAAGGAATAATTATGTGTGGTGGAGCTTTCCCAATACAAACAATCGGAACATTAGTTGGAGATATAACCAAAGGTGGAGAAGGTTTAGGCATTCAAGCTGGAACACCAAATCCATATGGATTTACTGCTCCAACTGGTGCAGCAGGTACGGCATTAGAAAACTGGTATAACCCAAGAACAGGTCAAGAATGGACTGCAGGTTCTGGTGGATATACTCCTCCATCTGCTGATTGGTATAGAGTAACTGGTTTAGATAGAAGCCAGTATCCTACTGCTTATAGTCAGCCTCCAAGAGCAGAAACAGGATACACACCAGTTCCTACAAATGCTCCTAGATTTTTGCCTAGCGAGCCAATTACTCCTGGCGCACCAGATCCAAGAGCATCAACAATTGATGCCTCTATTCGCCCATTCCTCACAGAAGGATTGCGCCAAGCACAAGAGTTGTTCTTGCGCCAACAACCTTCAATGTTTCCTGGTCAAACTTATGTAAGCCCATCTGAGCAAACATTAACTGCGTTGCAACAACAAGAAAATATTGCAAGACAAGCATCACCATTCTTAGGTGCTGCACAAGGTGCTTATCTACAATCTTTAGGCGGTCTAAGCAATACAGCAGCAGGACAGTTTTTAAATGCTAATCCGTATCAACAACAGATGATGCAAGCAGCTACGCGCCCATTGCAACAAGCATTTAGCGAGCAAGTATTGCCAGGTATTTCTAGTCTGTATTCTAAGTCTGGTCGTTTAGGATCAGGCTCTATGGAAAGAGCATTAGGAACAGTATCCGAACAGTTTGGTCGTTCTTTAGGCGATATTACTTCTAATATTGCAGGACAGCAATACCAACAAGAACGAGGTTTACAACAGCAAGCAGCGTTGCAATTGGCAAACTTGGCTCAAGCTGCACCACAGATTTATGGTCAGCAGTTCTTGCCATCACAGACATTAGGACAGATTGGCGCACAAAGAGAGGCTATTGCAGCACAACCTCTACAAGAGCAGATGTCTCGTTATGCTTTCGAGCAACAGTTGCCATATCAACAATTGTCTGGCTATCTATCGTCTGTTTATGGATCACCTCTTGGATCGTTTGGTACTCCTGCTGCACAACCACAATACTCGCCAAATAGAACTGTAGGCGCATTAGGTGGTGCTTTAGCAGGCGGTTTAGGTGGATATGCTTTAGGACAGGCATTTCCATCTGTAGGTGGTTTCTTAGGCGGTTATGGTGCGCCTGCTATCGGTGCTATCGGTGGCGGTCTATTAGGAGGAGGATTTTTCTGATAATCGAAAAACTCCAATCAAATCGTTTTGATGAGTTTGTTGATGTGGTTACCAAAATGGTAGCCGAAGCAGAGTTTTGTTATGCTAATGTAGATAAAAATAAAATACTACAAATACATAATAATAAAAACGCAGTCATTATAATTGCTATAGAAAATAATACTATAGTTGGATTTATTTCTGGATTTGCCCATGAATATTTTTTTAGTAATAGATTAAGAGTTAGTGATTTAGGATTTTATGTAAAGCCTGAATATAGAGGATCAAGAGTTTCACTAAAATTATTAAAAGAATTAGAAAATTGGGCTAAAAATTTAGGTATAGAAGATTTACATTTAGGTCAAACTACAGCAATAAATATGGATAAAACCAAACAGTTTTATGAAAGACTAGGCTATAAAACTGTTGGCTTTAATACAGTCAAACATCTAAAGGAATAATTATGTGTGGTGGCGGTGGAATAGTATCTGCAATTACAGATCCAATCTCTAGTGCATTAGGCACAGATGGTGGTGGTGGAGGAATATTAGGTGCTGTAGAAGATGTTGGTCAAGCTATTGGTGGTGGACTTGCAGAAGTAGATAAATTTGTTAATAGAGAAATACCTGGTGGATGGATAGCTCCAGCAGCAGTTGCAGCAGCAGTAGCAGCACCATATTTAGCACCAGCATTAGCAGAGGGTGCAGCAGCAGCAGAAGCAGCAGCAGCGTTAGAGGCAGCAGCCATTGCAGAAGGAGCAACTACTGCAGGAATGGTAGGTGCAGCAAATACAGGATTGGCAGCAGGAACAGCAACATTGGGAGGAATTACAGCAGCAGCAGAGGCAGCCACATTAACTGGTGCGTTTGATGCAGCAAATCTAGCAGCACAAGGATTAA